CTGGAATTATGGAATAGTTTTTTTGGCTATTAGTATATTTCCATTGTGTTAAACCTTTATCTTTTAAATGTATAATTCTACTCATTAAGTAGCCTCCTTATTTTTTAGTTTAAGATAATTTTTTCCATCTTTTGATTTAAGAAATTTAGCTGCATCTTTTTTAATTTCTTTTTTCAATGCAGCGTAATCTGTTGTTAGATTTAATTTTTTTGCTTTTGCTCTCGCAGTTTTTAGATCTGGAGCATAGATGTGGTTTTTAGTGTCTTTGTTGTGTGTCCAATCATTAGTCGTTCTGATAGTACCATCTGCTCTTACTAAATACCTGTTGTTGTCATAAACATCATTTTGATTGTACTTTTTCATGCAGCCTTCTTTCTTTTCCAAACTAAAAGAACCTTACCAATAACTTTGGTTTGGATATTTTTTTGGGGAAGGATCTTGTTTATGAAAAACTTTTCAAGAGCCTGGAAGGTTTTGAACTCATATCTTTTGTAGTTTTTAGACATATATTATTAATATAAGTATTATTGCCAGATTGTCAACATAATAAATTATACTGATATTACATTGCCAATTAAGCAACTTTTAATAGGCGTAAGGGGAGAGTAACTACATTTAAGTAGTTTTAGAATAATTATAAAATACCAGATTAGCCTGGTAAATTGCTTTGCTCATCTTTTAAAGTGATTATGTCAATCAACCTATTATGAGCTTCTTTAGAGAGAGCTGAAATACTAGGATTAACATTTTCATTATTTAGCTGTTTTGTTATCTTTGTTATCAACTTTTTTCTCTCCTTTTTTACCACCTGGATTTTGTTTTCCAGATGTTGGTAGTGTGTTTGCATTGGGATCTACCTCCTTTATGCGTTTAAAGTCATAAGATAAAGTTTTTTCATCTACGACTATCTTAGCAGCTGCACTTGGTACACTAACCTTAGCAGCGGTATTCAAGTCTTTAAACATTTCTGTTGCCGTAAATGAAACAGAACCAGACCAGAATTTTTCAAACTTTTTAAGGATGCTCATACAACATCCTATTACGTTCTTTTAATTCTCTATTTTCTTTTTTTAATTTTTTATATTCTTCAAATAAGTTTTGATAGGATAAAATTGCTTCTATAGTATATCTAGCATCATCTATTTTTTCTTCTAAAGAATTATTAAGCCAATGTTTGCAATCTATAGGATTTTTTAACATAACTTGCCGCATTGTCAAACCAAATTTATCCATTCCCTCTTTATCCCGGTCTAAGATTTTAGCAATCAATGTGTTTGTGTTTGGGTCGGGAGAAAGATTTATCGGTTTATTTGGATAGATCTCCATTTTCCTTTTAGCTTTGTTATCCATTTTCTATCTTCTAGTTGTTGTAATATATGACCAATGCCAGATTTAGATTTCAAACCTACCGCAACCTTCATCTCATCGTAAGAAGGCGCGACAGGTTTTCTTTTCATATATGATTTAATATAATTAAATAATTTTAATTGTTTATTCGTTAAACCATATTTCATATTTTCCCCTTTAAAACTGATCTTCAAAACTATCATTCCCTTGGGTCTGCGTTGCAGCTCCAGTAGAACTAGTTTTTTTGATCGTTATTTTGAGACTTCCGCTATCTTGTTTATACCCAGATGCCTCGGACCATACTTCATTGACAGTAAAGTTCTTTTTAAAAGGTTCTCCTTTTTTATTCATCTTATCACTATCAATTAGAACATAATCTGGTCTATTTTTATGTTCTGGATTATTAGGATCTTTATTTTTATTTTTAGTTATTTCAAAACTACAAATATAGTTTGGATCCTTTGGTTTGAAGTCAGCCATATCATTTTCCTCCGTTAGTTAATTGCTGCTTTTTATTCTCAAAAGCTTTCATAATCTCTTTAGCTTTTGTAGAATTTTTTTTAGTAAGCTCCAGGAGATAATCTTTATTCTCTCTTTGGAGCTGCTCTAAATTGGCTTGATGACTTACGTTATCAATTCTTTCTAAAATAATTGCTGCCGATTCCATTCTAATTCCCTGGTTCTCGTTCCTTTGTTCAGGTGCTAATTCTGATTGGGAATAATAATCTCCATGAATATTAAGAGCTTTAAGGATAACTCTATCCGCAGCTCTCTTCTCGGCTACTGAAATAGGATATGGAAACTCATTATTTAATGGAGAGACTTCTCCTAAGCTTGTAAATTTTTTTCCTTGGTATCCAGCCGTGGCTTTAACAACTGCACAACCTTTAGTTAGATCGCAATATTCTAATTCTATTTCTGTTTCTATATTATATTTGTTAGCCAGGCGTTCCACCTCTTTATGAAGGATGGCAAATTTATCCGGTTTAAATTGATAGATCCCGCCATCGGTTTTTAATTTTGCTAAATGTTTTTCTAAACTTTGTGGAAAATCAACTACACTACCCATTTAATAATCCTTTCTGATAACCAAGGCTCAGAGTAAGCTGCCGCTGAACTGAGACCCTGGCTATCTTTATTAGTTGAAACACCAAAAAGGGAGATGATAGTAATGAGAAAGACAATTATTATTACTATCTTAAAAAAAGATTTGCTCTTTTTTTTATTTTCAACTAATTCCGTAAGTTTGTTTTTATTTAATAAGGTAAGCTGTAAATTTATAACTTCTGGATTTCTCATATTAAATACATCAATTCTATAAATTCAATTAAAACAACCAGAGCCAGTTCAATAGCCAGGATTGTATGATAGATATGCCAAACAGCTCCTTTAGTTTTAAAAATACTTTTCTTTTTCAAATATGACCCCACAATCTCATTGCTTTAACTTTATGTTCTCCAAAACCATTCCAAAAATTATGGTCAAAGTTTGAAATAATATCCTGGACCCAGGTATTCTTGCCAGCGTGATTCTCCATGATCTTTTCTCTAGTTGAACAAATGGTACTCATTTTAATTAAATATTTTTCTAAATTTTCTGGTTTTAATTGATCGCAATTATCGGGTGTGTAAATATAATAATCCTCCTCTGTTACTACAATTAAGTGTGGCTTTTTTTTAGTGGCTAAATAATAGAAGGCAACCTGGAGTAAATGTTGAAACCATCCTCTATATTTTTCAAATTTTTCAGCATTAGCATCGGCAATCTTTTTTAAAGAAAAAGTATAAGTTCCATCTTTCTTTGGTCTATTTTTAGATTTATATTTAGTTTTTAATTCAACAAAATTTTTATCATCTTCAAAATCTAGCCTTCCAATCATGGGAAGTTGGCAATCCGGAAGATCTAAAGAAACGGATCTTTCGCATTCTATCGGTTTTTTTAAATTTAATTCTTTAATTGCGGTCTGGCAATTTTTCCAGGTTAAAGCAAAGCCAAGTTTATTCTCTTCGTGCTGTCTTTTATCTTTTTCATCGTAAGGTTCATATTTATTAAAAATATCTATTCCCGTATCAAATATTTTTTTTTCTTTAGGAATTTCTTTTCTAACTAATCCGTGGGGTCTTTCATAGACCCAAATAAAATCTCCGAATTTTTTTTGACCCATATAACCAATCCAGTTTCCACATTTCATATTTGAATTGACGGGGAGCTGCCGTCTTTCTTCCTGGGTAAGATATAAATATTTATATCCCCATTGGTCATCGGCTGTGTTGGCTTGGGAAGGGGAGTGATGATTTAATTTATAAAGTTTAACCCACTCTGGAAGTTTTTTTATGGATGAGATCCAGTTATTTAATTCCGTATCTGTAATACCAGGGTTTTTCATTTTGCAAATCAATAGAACAATTCATAAACATTTTAGAATTTATTGCAAACAAAATAAGCATATTGTCAATAAAGTTGCCAACAGTACAAATGTAGGTTGTAAATTAGTTAATTAACAATCGCAAGGATTAGGATCGTATTTGGCTCTAACAGGCGTGGCTATTTTGAAATCGTATGGGTTTAAACTTGTATTTATATCTGCGATGGGTAGTTTGCTGCGATTATTAACAAGCTTTAAAGTTCCATCTCCATTGGGAGATAATAAGCATAAAAATTTTTTAGTTGATTTAGTTGATTTAGTTGATTTAGTGTTTATTAATTCTAAATAACAAACTTTACCTATAGCATTTTTACAAAATGTTTTAACTCTAGGAACATTAAATACCCAAATTTCTCCATCGCAGGGAGTTCCTCTTGCCTCAATCAATATAACTTTTACATCTTTATTGTTTAATTCATAGGAAATAGGAATTTTTATCTGTTCCTCTTTGGATAGATCCACAACTGATCCGTTATAATAACATTTTTGTTTTAATAAAATTTCTGATTTACCACCTTCAATAATGTCTACTGGATGGCATTTTAAAACTTTTGAAATTTCAACCGCATTATCCCAAGCAACTTCTCTTGAATTTTTTACCCATCTATTAACAGTTGTTTTATCTCTTCCAAGCTGTTTTGCTAATTCTACCTGGCTCATATCATTATCTTTTAAAAGTTTAGATAGATTAGCCATAGTTTTTTCCTGGTGTATATTTTCTATAATTTTTAATTTATGCCTGTTTGCTAACTTTATTGTCATGCTGGCAATATATGCAATAGGCAAGATTTTGCAAGAAGTTTCCATAAATTATATTATGAGTTGTATTCAATGCCTATTTATACATGGTTTTAACGAGATAGTAGGAATGTTCTTTTGACAAGTTGACAATAATCCATATAAGGATACCTAATGACGCTGAAAGAATTTCAAAAAAAAGAGGGATATTCCCATCAACAATTAGCAAATTTATTCGGAATAAAAGCAGCAAGCACAGTTTTTAGATGGACCACAGGAGAACGAATGCCTGGCAAATCCAACATGGTAATTATTAGAAAAAAAACAAAAGGCAAAGTTAAGCCGGCTGATTTTTATGCGTAGGAGAAAAGGTGGAAAAAAATTAACAGGAACTATCAATGATTACCCGCTGGTTCGTATTACTTGTTTTGATTGGCTTAGTTCTGCTGAGTGGATGTCAATTCCCAAAGGAGAAAAAATTGAACCCTGTAAGTGTTTTGCGGTGGGTTGGCTCTTTGTTAAAACAAAATTTAAAATCTCACTCTTCTCCACCTGGAGTGAAGATCCGGATGGAATTGAAATCGGAAGTATTGAAACCATCCCTAGAACCTGGGTGGAAAAAATAAATGAAATAAAAACTTAATGAAATTTAAAATTTATATTTTTGTTATTACTATTATTTATGTTTTCTGGACTTGGAAAGATTTATCAATAGCAAAAACAGATCCTTTAAAAAGGGAGTGGGATCAATTTTGTAAAACCTGGATGAGCTATGTTGAAAAATATCCTAAAGCTCTCAATGCGGGTTGCTGTCATTATAACCATCCATCCAATGCTGTTTTAAAGGAGAAATATTTAGGAGAGCCTTTACTTATTTGTGATTTGGAAAAATATTATGAATAGAAAACAACGCTATCAATTAACAAGAGAAAAAAATTCATCAGATTTAGAGGAGATTTCCAGGCTTAAAGGAGATGTGAGTAGATTGATTGAGGAAAATTCTAATTACGAAATAATTAGTAAGGGTCATAAAAAAATAAATGGAGTGCTACAAGAAAAACTTACTAAAGCTGAGGCAAAAATTAAAGATTTTGAAAAGAATTACATAAGGATAGATGGCAAGAAATAATTATTTTAATCAGGGAGATCCGTATTCTGAGTGGCACAGAAAACTAAAAAATAAGCTTGGTTACATTGATATAGACAGCTGCGGGATCTGTTTGAAATGTAAAGCTCCTTTATACCTGGCGGAGACTACTTTTGATACTGGACAACCCTGGAAAGCTACCACGACAACGGAGAAATTAGCACGATTAGCCAATCTCCCAAGTTTTTTAATTTTTTATAAAGTGAATGATAAAGGAGAAATTGTCGGTTTTAGGGTTAAGCAGCTAACGCCAGAAAAATATAAATTAAATGTTTTTGTTAATCCGGAAACCTGGGTGCAAGCCATGGAGCTGCTCCAGGACAGGCATAATATTATCTGCGCTAAAAGGGATGCGGTTAATGGATCTACCTACACATGACACAGGAAACTAATATGAATTTAAAACAGTTTGATAAAATTAGAAACAAAATAGAAGATTTAGAGGAAATAAATTTTACTCCTGAAGAATATCATCAAATATTTCAAATGGCTGGATTTGATTTGTTAAGCAATTCAGAAATGAGAACTTTAATTCTAGCATTTTGTGAAAAATTAAATCCTGAATTGTCAGAAAGAGAGTATGAAAAAATTAAATCATTCCATCCACATTTATGAGAAGCCTGATTGAAAGTTTCATTGATGTTGGTAGTGGTTTTATTCTAGCAATTTTAATACAGTTGCTAATTTTTCCACTCTTCGATTTACATCCATCAATATTCGACAGCTTGGGAATTGCTGCAATTTTTACAATAGTTTCAATTACCCGTTCCTGGATATGGAGGTTGGTTTTTAAAAAGGGTGTTAATCAAGATCTTATAAAACTTAATATTCAATTAAGAAAAGAAATAGATCAATTAAATGGAAGTTGGGAAAAGTATAACGAAACTCGCAATAAATTAAAAAAAAAAGAAGAACAAGATTTATTAGATACGTTCTGTAAAGGAGGTAGATGAGGTTACCTGATTGGATCTTAGCTTTGATTGAACGATACGCAGGTAAGCTTAGCTGTTGGGCGTGGAATAAGCGTTGGAGGAAACGGGGTAGATGAGCTTATATTTTGTAGGAGATCTTAACATCCTGGCGGATAAGCGGCTTAGTTCTATAGATTGTAGGGTGTATTTTGCTTTAGTTTCTTTTATGAATGTTAAGAGTGGAAAATGCTTTCCCAGGTACGCTACTATTCAAAAACGAACTGGCTTGAGTAAAAGCTCTATCCAAAGATCCATCAACCATCTTGCCAAGCTACAACTTGTTACAAAAAAACGGCTAAGTTCAACTAATGAATATTTATTAAGTGGGCAGAAAATATTACAAGAAACTATTAAGAAAAGAGTGAGTAGTCTAATTGACTTGTCTGATAAGTCTAATAGACCTGTATTAGTAAAACCATCTTATTATAACTATGGTAGAAGATATAAGAATTATAATAGATCATTCTCAGATAGCGGGGTTGCAAAACCCTCTATAGATGAAACATTAAGCTATAAAGGGGAAACCTATAAAAAGGTAGGAGAAGAGGGACATTGGCTGGAATATTCTAATCAAGGTAGAAAGATTAGAAAGCATAAGTTTAAAAAACTTATTGAGGAGGAAAAACCCTCAAAAAAAAAGTTTAATGCTGCCGCAGAAAGGCAGTTTGATTGCGCTTAGTTACTCATAAAATTATTGAAATATTTGATGTTGCCGGAAGAACTGAAAGGATGATGCCTGGATTAAATGCTTTAAAACCTAAAACACCAAGAATGTATGATATATTACAGATGTCTTATGATCCAACGGATATGGGATATTGGCAGAAAAAAGGCTTTAAGCTTAGAGCTAACAGCCATCAAATCGCTTGCTGGGAGCTTGCTATTGATTTACTTATTAAAGTTAAAAAGAACGAGGATCGAAGATTAATCTGGGCGAAAGCTATGAGATATTCCTGGGTAGCTCTGGGTAGAAAATTTGGTTGTCATCGGGTAACTATTAAAAGGAGATACACAGCTGCTATTCTTAACCTTGAATTTGATCTTGAAAAATCTTTAATAGACAAGATAGACAAATTAATCTAATAGGAAAGTATAGGCTTAATATTTCTATGCCCGGGAAACCTCTACATAAAATACAATGCGAAAGCTATACTAGAGGCAGTCATTTTAAAATCCAATGCAAATGCAAGGGATATTATCAGAGAACTTCCAAGAAATACAGATGTAAATTTCATGGAGGCGCGAGTACGGGACCT